TTCTTTGCTTCTGGAGTAGCATTCAGTAGAAGATTACGAGAAATTGCCAAAAGTAAAGGATATAAGTTAAATGAATATGCTTTATCTGACTTAAAAAACAGGTAAAGAAATAAAAAGTAGAGAAGAATTATTAAAGTTATTGGATATTACAGAAGGTGATATTTAAATTATTTACCAAATTTAAAATAATAAATAATAGATCACGTCTTCGCGATAGAGTCGATTTCGGGTGGTGCGACTGCGGCTGGTATGAGCACTGCACAGAGCGCAGCAGTGGCGGGTTCAGGTTCCAATTGAGTTTGATTAATACCTCTATCTTTTTGACTACCTTGTAAACTGGCCTCTATACCACTAGCTAATTGAACATCATTACATATATTAGGATTTTTAGCTGTTTGAATTGAATTTTCAATTGCTTTGGTCATATATTTATCGACAAATTCAGGTTCGGGTGCAACTTCATCTAAATCGTATTCCTCATCATCCTCATCATCCTTACCACCCTCACATTGGTCTCGAAAATTGTAGAAGATGTTAATCATGGGTGTCTTCTTCTGTCCAACATTCAAATTGCGATTAATTAACTGCTGGTTAAACCAGTGGCCTGGTGGAAGTGAAAGAAACTCAATGGCTTCTTTTGACGATGGGTATAAATCCGATGCCTTTTCATAGACATTCTTCTCACAGAAGAATAAGTGGCATATTCGAAGGTAATTTTCGTCGATGAGCATCAGCCTGAATCTGATATACTGTATTTCATTTGACTCGACCAACTCATCATTCATATCCTCTTTCACATAATGTGATGGATAAGGTTCATATTCGGTTGCCTTCGCAAGATGCAGACTACGCAATCCATATTTTTCGGAGTATGTCCAATTATAGTCAAGCTCGGCCAATTCTAATATCATTTTCATTTTTGTCATGTGTGGTGCTTGTTTGTCCATTGAGGTGATGTATTCTTTTATCTCAACTTTGTATTTGTAATATATTTTTTTAAAATATTAGTATCATTTTTTAATAATTCCCACTAACTATCTTCTTTAATGTAGGAATACTAATCTTAATATTATGTAATTTCCTTATTTCCAATTCTGTTCTCTTATTAACCTTCTTATCAATTAAATATTCTTTTATTTTATCAATTAATTCATTTGAATACTTCTTTTTTTTATGACAACAATTATTATATTTGTATTTTAATTCAACACCTTTATTGGTTTTGATATATCCTTCAATTATTAATTTATTTTGATGAACCATATTATGATGTTCTTTACATAAAATAACTAAATTAGATTTATTATTTTTATGTATATTATCAATATTACCATTCTCATCAGCTGATTCTTGAAATTTAATATGATGTGTATCTAAAATATCAATAGATTTCTTACAAATATAACAATGATTAACAAAAACATTTGGATTATATTTTGATGTTTCTGTTGCTAAAATACTTTTAGGTTTATCAATAATAATATTTCTTAATTTCATTGTTTTGCTAATAAAATCATCATCGTGTAGAATATATTTAGCAATTTCTAATCCATAAATTGAATCACCTGGTCCTTCTTTCAACTTTCTTAAATAAATTAATTTATCTTCTTCTTCATTATATTCTATTTCTAAATGATATGATTTAATATTTTCTAAATCTTTAATTATTTCCAATTTAGGTAATTGATGTAAATGAGTTGTAAATATAAAACTCGTATTCTTTTTTGCTAAAGTATCTATAGCAGCACCCACAATTGCTAATCCTGATATATCCTCTGTTCCACGACATATCTCATCTCCCAATATCAAACTATTCTTATCAGCATACTTCAAAATAGTTTTTAATTCACCCATTTCCACTGCGAATGATGATAAACCTTTAAAAATATTATCTGTTCCAATGATACGAGAGAAGATAGTTTTGTAAGGTGAAAATATTAATTCGGAACAAGGAACATGCATTCCTGCTTGAGCCATGATAATACAAATACCAATAGCTTTCATAAGAGATGATTTACCAACTCCATTAGCACTAAATAATAAAATACCATCTTGTTCATCACCTAAATTAATATCATTGCCAATGTATTCCAATTGAGTTTGTATTTTTTCAATGATAGGATGTCTTAAATCTTTACATTTTAAGTAGCTCTTTTCTGAATCTTCTATAATGGGTTTGGAATAAATATTTACAATAGACATCTTAGCGTATGATTTAAAAATATCAATATTAGTAATAAATAAATTAAGTTCTTTATAAAAGGGTGTTATTAATTGTGAGAATTCTTTTAGTAAATCTAAATAAACAATTTTCATATATGATTTAATTTTGTCTTTTAGTAGAAATAATTTATCTGAATGATTTTTTAAATCCCCTGTAATTATTTTTACATTATTTCCAACATGTTTCTTAATAATATAACCTTGGTTTTTAATTAAATTACTTCTTTTATTGGTTGTGGATAAAAAGAAACCATCTTTATCTGTATATTCAAATTTAATTTTAAAATTAGCATCTTCTTCTAAACCAATTTTTAATAATTTATCCTGATGTTCTTTGAAAATATTTTCTATTTTTTTTATATCAATTAAAATTTTATCTATATCAGAATTAATTCCTTTTTTTATAAAACTTCCTCCAATATTATTCATATTATATTTTACCATTTCATCTATTAAAAAAGTTTCTCGATATTTAAAATAAAATTTTTTAAAATCATCAATATTAAAATCAAATAAATCCTTTACTAATTCGTGTAATTTAATAATAGAATCATATGTATGATCCAAATTTCCAAATTCATAAGGCGTTATAACTTTTAATAGTAATTTACGATGATATCTTTCTATATCTAATATATTCTTCAATACTTCTTCGACTTCTTTATATCTTTCTTTAAGCATATCAGTCATATCATATATTCTATTTAATTCCTTTTTATCCAAAATAGGATTCAATATTTTATTTTTTAATTCTCTTTTACCCATCGCAGTTGAAGTAAAATCAATAATATCCAATAAACTTCTAATTTTACTATTGGATAAAATAGTATTATTGTTAATAATATTTAATTGATATAAGGTATTATTTGTTAAAATTAAATGTTTATTTTCACTCCAAATAACTGGAATATTTATTTTGCTTAATATTTTAGGATTCATTAAATAAATATAATCCAAAAGTAAGATAAAAGAAATAACAGAATAATGTTTATATTCTAAATCTAAAAATTCAATGGGTGAAAGTAATCCACAATTATTATATATTTTACTTAAGAATTCATTCTGATAATCTATCTTTAATAACTTCTTATTAATTTCCTTAAACTCATTAACATTTGTTAATTCAAAATCATCAACAATTCTTTCATTAGATGATAAATTATATAAAATTATTTCACTTCCATAATATGAATGAATAAATCTATATACATCTTCTTGACTATTATCTTTACATGATTCATATATAATACTTTTGCCAGTAGAACATTCAATAATTGTTATTCCATATTTTAAAAACACCTCACCTGTCTTATAATCTTTTTCATCGGTAACATAAATACAATTTATATAATTCGATTGTGGTTTATTTACTGATAAATTAGTTCCTTGACTCATTATCTCTGTTATCTTCCTTCTTGGATTCGGTGGAGGTGTAACTTGCTCTATTAAAATAACAATATATTTCATATTTAATAATCTATCTAAATACTTCTGTAATGCAAATATAGGTATACCTGCCATATAAGGATTTGTTTTTGGTGACTCATCTTGCTTTGACTTATCTTTCCTTGTTAATTGTATATCTAAATTTCTACATATTTTTTGTAAATAACCTATATTACTTCTTTCATCTTCTTTACTATATAACTCAAAGAAACTCCCTACTTGCATTAACACAACTGTTCTATCACCGAATTTTTTTTTATATGTTTCATAATATTTAATGTAATCATCGACTAGCATACTAATATTATTACTTAATATACTTTTAAATAAAAAAATGATACTTATTAAATTAAATTAATATATAATATAAATAACGGAACAACTCAGAATAATATTAAGAATGGGAAACAAGGGCCGAAACAAGGGCCGAAACAAGGGCCGAAACAAGGGCCGAGACAAGCCAGATGCGCGTGACCCTGTAGTAACTGAAACTGTGCATGAACAAATAAGATTGCAGAATCAGAAGAAGAAGGACATATGTGATGAGAAGTGGGCATTAACACTTGAAGGACAATGCGCAGCAGATCAGGGTTATGGTCCTGACGAATCTACAGGAAACCCCAAAGCTCATACTTTGAAAACTAAACATCCTCCAAAAAGAAAGACGTGAACGTGAATTATTTTTGATTCTAAAAATTTATTTGTAACTATTAGTATTATATTTTATAATCAAAAAAAATTTTAAATTAGCATTTGCAATCTTCAATTAATAACTTTAAAAAATCTTTATTAAAGTTATTTTTCTTAAATATATAATTTCCATTTAATTGAATTACATTATATGTAGTTCTATCGGACTCTTTCAATAATTCAGAATATAATAATATAATATCATTCGATTTTATTAAACCACTTCCAAAACATCTAAATCCTTTAATATTCTTTGGAGTTTTCCTATAATTAATAACACCTATAATTTTATTAAACATAATACTCATAAAATAAATGTCCAATATACATCCAGTATAAGAATTATTAGAAATATAATCTTTTAATTGATTAAAATTAGTTATTCCTTTATAATCCAATGGTGCAATATGTGAATAAAAATCTAATAAAAATACCTGAGGGTCTTTATTATATACAGAAATTGTATCATCTTTATAAGTATTCTGATAAATATTTAATATTTTACATAAAGTATTTGTTTTAATAGAGGATAAGTAATCTATTAGCATGCATTTTACTTTTGCAGGTGTGATTTCATCATTAACTAAAGTATTATATGCTCTTGAAACAGAATAAAACATAGAACCAAAAATTATATTTGTTTTGAATACTTTATATTTATCTCCTAATATTTTATTCCAATATACATTTAATTCTTCTAAATATATATCATCTTCTCTATCAATAATAGCTTGTGAATAATACATTTTATCTATAATTGAAAATTCTAAAGTTGGATTTGTATCATCTAATGGTATTTTATTGGAAATAAATTTATCTTTGTTTTTATTATATAAATCTTCAAATTGCTCAATATAATCAATCCCATAAATAAATATTTCATTTTTTTTAGGATAATAAATCAATGGATCAATTATTTCTTTAAATTCATTATTAAGGATTTCATTTTGAACTATATTATTTTGCAATAGATTATTAGTTAATTGTTCTAAAAATAATATATTATTATTTTTATTATTTATTTGATTTTTTAATGGGAAATACAATGAACATTTTTTATTTAAATAACTACAATGATAATCAGATAAGCAAATGTCTTTTAATAATTTACCTTTATACTTTTTAGAATATAAATAACATGGGATTCTAATATTAGACATTTTATAATTATTTATTTTTATAGGTTCTATTCTTTTATTAGTTATAAGTTTTATATTTAAGTTTTGTATAATTTTTTTTAATTTATTTAATTTTTCATTAAATTCTAAATCAGATTTAATTAAATAAATTATTTCATTTTTAACTTTTAAATCCGATTGTAAATATTTACTAATTTCAAATTTATATCTGATATAAGATTCATCAAAATAATCATATTTTTTTGTTATACTATATGCTTCTTTATCTACAATTTCACCATTTTCAATATATTTTTCAGCATCTGAAAAATATTGTATATTTAATAATGGTAAAGAGTTATTAATATTTTTTAATGGTTTTATAAATACATATCTACCTGTATTTAACACTAGAACATTTATTAATTTATTTGATTGGTCCATTACTTTACCAACAAAATTATAAGGTAACTTTGTTTTTAATTTAAATTGAAAATATAATTTACTTGTTTCTTTAAAATCTAATAATGGATAATCTTTATCACATACTTTATAGTCTAATCTAATATTAGTTGCCTCAACTGGATAAAATAATTTATTTTTTAATAATAAACCTATAACTTTATTATAATTATCGACTACTTGACATTCGATATTATAATTTTCATTCATATTTTTTAATTCATTTTCAACAAAACTTAAAGATGGTTCTTTTGTAGAGAAAATATTATATTTTATATTTAATAACTTCATATTATCACTTAATACTCTTTTCCAATCTATATCATAATATTTTCTACAATTTTTTACTATAAGAGAATGAAATATAGATGGTATATTATAAGATATATCAAAGATATTAACAACTTCAATCTTATTTCTTTTTTTATATTTTAATAAATAAATAGGTTCATAATATTTATTATAATTAAAAATAAAAATAGATTGTCTATTTAAATCATACATGTCATCTATATTATTACCCTTTGGACATAATATAGTATTAGAAGTAAAAATAAATATATTTAATCCATCAGGAAATAATATCCCTGGTCTAGATAAAAAATCCCATGTGTATTTATAATCAATAAATGTATTCGATAATAAATAAGATTTATAATTCTCATATGCGTTCGTATCTTCATTTAATTTAAAAATTAAAGTTAAATTACCATTATTTAGACTATTAAATAATCTAATTGTTAATTTCTTTATTAAAAATAACTTAAATTCATTTAATGTAATTGTGGAGTTAGTTTTATCATTAAATATTTTTAAAATTACTTCTAAAAAACATTGATTTATATTTAAATTTACGCCAGATCTTAAGTAGTATTCGTTTCCTTTCTCTAAATGTCCTGGTTCATAAATATTTTTAAATAATTGTTGTAAATTTATACTAAGAGCACCAAATCTATCTTTTTGTAATGGGATTTTATTATAATCTAAAATATAATAATTATCTTTTTTATCATTAATATTTACTTCTTCTCCTAAGCACCTCTTAAACATTAAATGTTCACTGTATTTTGGATTTCGCATATCTTTGACATTGCAACAAGGTAAGCAATAACCATCGGGGTGTTTACCTTTTGTAAAACTCGGATATAATCCATTATCTGATTTATCATACTTATCATCATTTATTATTAATACTTGATGATCTCCATATGGACAATTACCTCTGTAGCAAATTCCAGACCTAGTTTTTTCTTTTTTTATATTTTTAACACTTTTATAACTTAAAGGTATTTCACAATATGGACACCATACCTTAGGACATATATAATAATTTTGATGTTCTGGGTCAGAACCATATTTTATAGCATATGTATAAGAATCTTTTTTAATTTTGGGATTTTTAGAAGGGTCTGTATTCATAACTATAGGTTGCCGAGGTTTTTGACACATAATCGAATAGGTTCCCTTTTTCCCTTTATATCTAAATAATTTATTATCATATTTTTGTAATCTTCTATTTTTAAAGTATAAATCTTCACATAAATCGACACATGTATCTGCTTTATAATCGATTCCACTTGTAGCACATCTAAGTCTTAATACTGGATCTATTAATGATTCATCTGATATTAAATTTGATTTTCTTTTACTATTTAATTTGTTATTTGGTTTATTGATATTAATATTATCATTGATATAATTCTTAACATCTATGAATTTACTTAAATTTATATTTTTGAATTGATCTAAATTAATATTATCATTATTTTCTTCATTCGATTCTAATGTTTTTAAGTATTTTTCATCATCGAAGAATTTATTAAATTCTTTATTTTTAAAATAATCTTTATTATTATTAATAATATCCATTACAACTATTAATAATTTATAAATCGAAAATATTTCAATTATATTATTTACTCCATATATTTTTATTTTATCACCTGATTTTGGTATCATAATAGACGCCCCTCCTTGTTTTATATTATCTGTTTCATAATATGTTAATCTTTTCCACATATCAAATAATTTTTGCACATCATCTGTATTTTTATAAAATGAATCTTGAAGATATATTTTAATTTCTCTATCACTATATCCTTCATTTTTTTTTAATGTAATTAAGTCAAATATTTCATTCATATTTTTAAAATTGCTTCTTCTTTTATATTTAAATTTATATTTAATATCTCTACCAGTATCTAGTCCTTTAACTATAAAAGGAGTAAATTTATTTGAAATTATTTTTAAAGTATCAAAATTAATATTTATTAAAATTGGAATTAACATATTTATAAATAAAATTTTTGTTTTTATTCCTTCTTTAATCATATTTTTATTCTTATGTATGTTTGGACAAATTAACTTTTTATTTGGATCATCTATAATTGTATTATTAATATTATCAATAACTAAGCTTAATTTATTTAAAATATTAATAATAGTATCGAATGTAGCATTATATTTTTCATGAAAAGATAAACTTACTTCTATTGTTCCCGAAGAAAATATACTAATTGTAGCATATGTATTTTCTATTTTATTATTAATTTTAATAGAATATATTAAAAATTTAAATATAAGTCCTCTCGGATTACTAGTAACCCAATCCTTAATTCTTTTTTTATTTTCTGTTTTTATCAAGTCTTTATTAATTTTATATAAAGGAGATAACCATTCTATTTTTTCTTTATATTTTATGAATGGTATGTCATTGGAAACAGGTAATAAATTAAATACTTTTACCAAATCCAAATATTTATTATCATCAATTAATTTATTATCATATAGCAAATTTTTACAATAATTTGACCTTAACCTTATAGAAACTATATTACAATTTCCTAAATAATTATTTATTATATTTTTATTATAAATTAAATTTAATATAAACTTTTCATATTTAAAAAAAATACTGAGTTCTTTATATTTTTTTAAGTAAAAATTTGAATCATAATTAATATATCCCTTAGGCCAATATTTTTTTATATATCCATTTATAAAAATATTATTTACAGGTATATTATTTTTTTTTAAGTAATCTGTTTCTACTTCAAGATTATTAACAAAAATAATATTTTGCTTAATACATGTAAAATCAACTACATCGTATAATATATTATTTAAATTATTAACTAATTTAAATTTATATTGAAATATACCAATATCATCTACAAAATTATTATAATCTATTTTAATATCACCGCAAACAGATGGTATGTATTCATAATTTTTATAATAATAACCCAATGGAATATATTTTTCTAAATTTTCTGTTTTACACCCCCATCTAGTTTTAGAAGGGTCTTTATTAATAATCCAAAGTTCTTGATTATTTTCTATAAAAAATTTATTTTCATTTAAATTACTTAAATAAAAAAATATTTTTTTTCTAATTATATTAATTGTATCATCTAAATATATTATATCATCTATAAATTTTATTTCTTTTTTAGAACATCTAATCCATAATTTAATCTCATCATTGGAATATACTTTTTGTATCTTAGATATATCTGATTTACTTAATAATATATTTTTCTCTAATTTATTAAAAATTTCTTTTATAGATTCTTCTACTTTACCTACAAATACATAATTCTTAACATATAGTCTATTTTTTAATATTACATTAAATATAATTGGTTTTATAAAATAATCACATTTTTTTTCCATATATATTAATATCTCTTTTTTTTTAATATAATATTAATCTATATATGTTTAATTTATTTAATAATGAATATATAGTAATTATATTATCAATTATATGGGGGTTTGGTTTGTCCTGTATTTTTAGAAAAATATGTAATGGTAGAAATTGTATTATGTATAAAGCACCTAACCCAAATTCTATTATAAATAAAATTTGGAAAGATAATAATAAATGTTATGTATTTAAAACTAAACAAGTTAAATGTACTAGTAATTCTATAATATAATTGCGTTTTCTTAATAGAAATTGTTTTAAAAATAATATTATAATGGAAAAAGAAAATACAAATAAAGATAATTCATCTAGTATAAATGATATTTTAAATCAAATTGAACAAGATAATAAAATAATTCAGGATATTCCACCTCGATCTAACCAAAACACTGAAGAAAATATTCAGATAAATAATGAACCTGATATTGAAGATGATACTTCAATTTTTGATATTCTATGGTATGAATTTAAAGGACCTATTTTAGTAGCTATATTATGTATATTATTTACATTTAATTCATTTGATTCAATATTTGAAAAGTTTATTCCATTTTTATGGTCAAATGATAATAATTCTATTAATTATATTGGTTTAGTAATAAAAGCAATATTATTTGGTGTTATTTATTTTATTGTAAATAAATATATTTTATAATTACATAACATTATTATAATTTTTATTCCATAAATTGCTTTTAAAAACTGGATTATCTAAATGATTCCATGGGCCAGTTGGAAGTGTTCTAAACTGAATATGTGGAACTAGTAAACGATAGGGTGCTTTTTCTTCTAGATATTCAATAGTATATAAGTGTATCATGAAAAATAATAATAATAGAAGTAAAAAAAAAATATAATTATTCATTTATATATTTATATTAATTATATTTTTTATACTGAAGTATTACATAAGCAACATGTATTTAATCTATTTGAAAATACTTTTTTTACATCTTTAACTTTACCTAACCCAATTATATCATCATTCTTCATTAAGTCTTTTGCTAAAATCATATATTTTATTAAGCTACTATTTAATATAACATCATTACCTGTGTTATATTCTCTTACATATGGATTATTATTATTGTTATTAACTAATTTAAATGTATAAATATTAGGTACCATAAAACTATTATTTTCAAAATTAATTTTTATTAATCCATAAACATACGGACCATATCCATTTGATACTTTACAAGCAGATATTCCATTTGTAAATGGAAGATTAGATTGATTTGGTCTAGATGCTGGCCAACCATCTGATCCAATAATATTATTTCCAAATATAAATTGTCCATTTGAGGGAGTAAATGTTAGTATTGATAACTTAGATTTCCCATTTTTATAAGAAGACATATATTATATATTAATCTTATATATAATATAAATTTATCTTATATTAATTTATATATGGAATATTATAATTATATTATTTTAGGAATTGCTTTGATTTTAGCAGTATTACAAATTAATAGTTGTACTAATATAATATCTACTTATTTAATATTATATGTAATATCATTTGAATATTATAATAATGTAAATAAAGCAATTTTTTATGCATTTTTCTTATTAGGTTTTTTTGTTGTATTAAAAATTTTATTATCATACAATGAAAAATATTTAGGAGAACATTTCGAGGAAGAAGCTAAAGATAAAAAAGAAAATTTAGAAAGATTAGATGAAATGTTTACTAAAAAAGAATTGAAAGAAATTAATAATTTATCTAAGGAAGAAATTACTAATTTAGAAAATGAAAAATCTAATTCTGATGAAAAGCCAAAAAAAAACTCAGAAGATTTTATTTCATTAGATAATATGTCACCTATGATGGCACAAAAAGAATTATATAGATTAGTCAATACTTCCAAATTACTAAAAGAAACAATGGATCAATTAACTCCAGCATTAAAAGAAGGAAATAAAATAATGAAATCATTTGAACAATTAAATATGATTAAAAAATAAAATCTAAAAATAATTTATAATGCAAAAGAAATTAAAAAATAACTTAGCAAATATTTTTGGATTTATTATAATTTTAATTGTAACTTTATTTTTTATATCTTGTATAATTTATTCAGATGTAAAAGAAAATTTTTTTTCATGGTTTAGTGAAAAAAAAGATATTCCAATCTATAGTAAACTTGAATTAGAAAATAATAAATTTTTAGGAGCAAATTATCAAAATCCCGTAAAAGTAAATGATGTTGACTATAAACCTGTTATAAATAAAAAATCAAATAAACGTACAAGAATAAATAATGTCCCTAAAAAAAACAATTCACTCTTTTCCACATCTGATGTTAATACATTACAATGTAAAATGACAAATGAATGCGAAGATGGTTATTATTTTACAGGAGCTCAATTTAGTGGTAATTTAGTATCTTGTCAGAATAATAATTTTAATTCTGCTAGAGCAGTTGCATCTATAAAAAATGGTAATATTAAAAATATTCATGTGATTGATGGAGGAGAAAATTACTCAGAAGCTCCAATAATTTCTATTTTAGGAGGTAATGGTTTGGATGCAGTTGGTATTTGTATATTAAAAGATGGTAAAGTAGATGAAATTAAATTAACTAACACTGGTTATAATTACACATCAACACCTAAAATTGTAATTGAAAAACCACATTCAACATGTAAATTATGCTGTAAAAAATAAATATTCTTTATTATTATATGAGAAAAACTATTTTATTTCCTTTATTGATATTAACATTTGTTATAATAATTGTTATATTATTTTATAATTCTCAAAATAATATTGAAATAGAAAAAGACAATGTTATAATAAATTATAATTTACCATCTGATAATCCTAAGCAAAATAATGCATTAGATAGAGTATTTAATCCGTTAAGATACCCATTTCAGAGTATACCATTCTATAATAAAAGCTGGTACCCTAATTATAATTTACCAGCTAATGTCATTGGATGTGCTGGTAGAAGACAACCTTGTTTAGGTGGTTCACAAATAACAATTCCCAATGAACATCCTTCTTTAAACATAACAAATCAAAATATAGCTCCAATTAATATACGAACAAGAGGACCAGAAGGAGAACCACAACAAGTTGGAGTAATTTATAAAATATTTGGTAATAATAATGAAATATATCCATTATTTGGAAGACCTAAATTTCCCAATGATAATCGATGGGAATATTATACAATTATGGGTAATTTTGGCTCAAAAATACCATTAAATCGAATTAGGAATGATCAAGAATTGGGTAGTAATGAGATAATTACTGTTAAAAATATACCAGGGAGATATAGAACAACCATATATGAAAAAGATAGTCCAGTATATATACCATATGCTTAAGAATTATATTTTCTCATCTAATTTTTTACAATATTTTTGTAAAAGTTTAGATAATGTATTAGTCGCACTAATTTGTTCTGATTGTTTACGAATCATGTCTTGCTGACAATCGACGAGTGAAATATGTACTTTAACAAGATTAGTTAGAATCTCAGCTATACCTTCACCATCTTGATTTTCAAAAAAAGCACTCCCAACCTGATATTGTTCATTTTCGGTAATATCAACTGTTTCATATTCATCATCATCGTCATCATCGTCATCATTATCATCATCAAAATCACCCCCATCACTATTATCATCTATATCTTCATCTGTTAATTCAGTGTTATCTAATTCAGGTTCTTCATTATTCTTTTCTGTATCTGACATCTTATATGTAATTAAATTAAAATTTAATTAAAAGAAAAACGAATAAAATTAAAATTATTTTATTAAATAAATATTATTTTATTTAATAAAAATGATAATATAGCTAATATTATTAATAACCATGCTAATTGAGATATATTCTTATCTACTATATTTGGTATAAATATATTTATAAAAAATAATAACATAAGATAAATAAATATAGATTTTCTAAAACTAGAATTTAAAAATGAAAACATTTATATATTATATAATATGAAATATATATTCATAATAATATTAATAATAACAAGTTTGATTGTTATTATGGATATTAAAGAAAATTATCATACATACTTTAATCCATTTTTAAATGAAAATAATAAAAATACAATATTTAAAAAATATTTTAATTTTAAAAATAATTTAATAAATATTAATTTTATTAAAGATAATATTATTATTGGATATTATAATGAAGAATTAGTAAAAAAAATAAAAAAAATATTAATTTTAGGTATAAAAAATAAAAATTTTTTAAATTTCACATTACAAGATTTTGTAAATAATGAAAAAGTATATGAGGAGTTAAAAATAAATAATATAAATTTAGGATGTATAAGTAATTTTTATATTTATAATAATATTAATAAAATTAATAATTCAATAGAATTTATTTGTAACATAGCTACTCCCACTGTATATATGTGTTATAGTACCAAAGTAAAGTTTAGAAATATTAAATCTATATATGAACCTAATTTATCATTCATAACAACTGAACAAAATAAAATTTTAATAAATTTTTTATTAGGTAATAAAAATACTAATATAACATATCTTAGTAATGTTAAAGACCTTGTTGATTATTTTTATACTGGTGGGAATGATATAATTATGTTTATTGATGAAAATCCAAGTTCTATATTGAATAATTTAATAAATAATGATCCAGAAGATACATTACAAATGATACCTATAAATTATAAAGAAATTGAAAATAAATTTGGTAATTTTATATTTAATAAAACATTTATTGAAATTAAATCTTTAAAAACTTTTAACATAAATATTATTAAAAATAATCTAAAATTTGAAACAATATACTATTTTGAATCTATTTACTGTAATAAATATAGTTCTAATAATAAATATATATATAAATTATTAGAACTAATATATAATAATAAATATATTTTAGAAGATATTACACTTAATAATATATCAACTACCACTGGATTTATTCCATTAAATTATTTCGCAATCAAATTTTATACTAAATATGGACTTATAAGTGATAATAATAGTAATTATTGTAAAGAACTTATAGGTAAAAAAGAATGTAATAAAGATTCTTTAAAATATATAAATGATATAATTTAATTAAATTCAGTTTTATAATTACCAATAAATGGTATATATTTATAAAAAATATTATAGTTTTTAAACAAACCTATATATTTTTCATTTTTAAATGCATTTATTCTATTATTTTTATCGTTATTAAAAGAATAATCAGGTGATTCTAAAAATGGATATTTTGTTTTATCTTTTTGTTCTTCACAACAATCTCCTAATAATGTAATAGGATTCCATTTATCAGAATTACAATTATAACATTTAATTTTATTATTTTTTTCTATATTTAAATGATATCCAACTTTATTAGAATTTATAGGCATTTCACAATAACCATTAGACATACATTTACCAAAATTATTATCATAATTTTTATTACTTTTAAAAAAGGGACATTCTAAATTATTTTTACATGGTCTATCCCAAACACCTGAGTTCTTTTCTTTACCATACCATGATATTTTATTTTCGCAATCTAATTTATTATTTGTTCTAATAATATTATTTTTATTATTAAAACAAGCATATTGTGAATTTACTTTAGGCTTAAGTATTTTTTTTTCTTTATTAATATTTATTGGAAATCCTTGATTTTTAAATGAATTTATAGTATTAAAATATTTTTTTTTACTATTATTTCTTAATAATATATCTGATGTATTATTAAAACCTATTACTTCTATTTTATTTATATACATATCATTTTTAATAAAAACAATATTACAATAAACTAATGGTAATAATACACTATATTTGGTTAATAATTGTAATTTTAATTTAAATATTTTTTTATTTTGATTAATTAAATAAGATATTAATTTATATTTAAAAATATAAAAAGGAAAAAAACTAAATTTTTTTATTTTTTCAAATAGATAATTATTTAAAATTAAATTCTTAAAAATTTTATTTAAATTATTTATAAAAAATTTATTAAAATAATTTATTTCATATATATCTGATTTAGAATATGCTGTTATATTATCTAAATTTGGATTCCAATTCAAATCAATATCCCATGTGATTTTGTTATATTTTTCTAGTGGCACTTCATAATATTTAACTACATTTAAATCTTCTTCACCTATAACGTCTGTATATTTTTTATTAAAGTCATTAATTATTATATTAAATAACTCTGTCCCAATATAAGGATAATATGTAGAAGGAAATGTATAAAAATAATTATTATCCAGTGGATTTTTTTTTATATTTGTTGAATTTTCCGCTACTGGTATTTCAAACCAAGGGTTTTCAGAATTATTAATTCCAATTTTTAAATTATTATATCCTTGATCTACTGATAATTCTTCTGTATTAGTACAATTAAATAATAAAAAAAAAAATACAATTAGTAATATAATTATAATTAAATTTTTTTTTAACATATATAATATTTAAATATTATATATATGAGTATAAATTATCATAAGAAATTAAAAAAAATATTTAAATTTAATAATAATTCAATGTTTAATAAACAATTAAAAATATCATTAAATTATAATAATTTTATTATTCGTCCTATATCCGATTTAAATAATGAGGATATTAAAACTAAATTAAAAGAAATATTAATATCTGCTTTAAATTATACTGGTGATACAAAGTTAAAATATAAAACAGAATGGAATAATACTAATAATGATAATGATATTATTAATTTTTTAAAATTAAAACCATATATTAATAATAGTCTTTTTAATTTTTTAAAATTAAAACCATATATTATAATTAGTTGTAAATCTTGTAATAAATTGATTAAGAAATTAAATGAATTAGATATAGATAATGATTTTCAAATTATTAACTTAAAAGACTATAAAAGAAAATATATATATATTATCCCTAAAATAATATTAATAATGAATAAAGTTAATTATTCATTAAGAATTAAAAAAATATTGGAATATCCAAGTTTTATTGATGATTATTGTAATTGTTTTAAGAGAAATGATAATATTGTGATTATTGGACATAAAAATGAATATGAATATTATCAAATGGTTAAGATGTTAATTAATTTTTGTAATAATATTTATAATCGTAAAAATCAAATTGCATATCAAAAATTAATAAAAAAACACTTAAATAGTCATGATAACACTAGTACATCTACATTTCTATTTGATGAAATTCAAACCAATGCACAAGATTATATAAAATCGAACATATCTGAGAATATAGAAACTGAATTTTACTTAGAAGAAAATACTGAAACTTTTTATATTAGAAATGATAAAGATATAAAAGATTTGGATTACAAAATGTTATATTTTTTTAATAGTGAATATAATTTAAATGACGAATATATTAATACAATAGCTGGAATAGAAAATTTTACCTCTGACATTTTTAAGATAATAAGTAAATTAAAAATTGAAACTAAATGCGTAAATTTGCATTTAGTTTCAATTATTTCTTATAATAAAAATAATTTTGATAAATATTTTCATTACGCGTATGTGACAATTCCTTATAAATCTAATGACGATGACTCCATCGATGTGGATAATTCTAGCGTGGGGAATAATAACAATCTAGACGCGCAAATAGCAGCAGCACAACCACCATTAGTAGGATCTCTAGCAGTAGTAAGACCACCAGTAGTAGGATCTCTAGCAGTAGTAAGACCACCAGTAGTAGGACCACGACCATTAGAACTGGCTACGATATTAAATGAAATAAAAATGCTAACTACAGTAGATCCCGTACTTAACAACCAAGTGAAACAGTTAATAGATATAATAACCGAACTACTGGTCCAAGAACCACAACATAAATCACAACTAGATAAACTAAGGAATATAATAAAAGATTTACAGGAACAGCAAAAGAAAAATTTACTAAAAATATCATCCACAGATCTAAGTAATATAGAGATAAAGATAGAAAATATAAAAACACTACTGCAAGGACTGCAACCACCACTAAGAGGACTACCATCACCACCAGGACCATCACCAGGACCATCACCAGGACCATCACCACGACCACCACCACGACCACCAACAGGAAGTATTAACGAGACTGATGCGGTGGCGGTAGCACATTCGCAACAACTAAGACTAGCACATGAACCACCACCACCAGGACCACCAACAGGACCACCAACAGGAAGTATTAACGAGACTGATGCGGCGGCGTTAGCACATTCGCAACAACTAAGACTAGCACATGAACCACCACCACCAGGACCACCACCAGGAAGTATTAACGAGACTGATGCGGTGGCGGTAGCGCATCTACAGAACAATAACAACAATAACAACAATAACAACAACAATAACAACAACAACAACAATAACAACAACAACAACAACAACAACAACAACAACAACAACAATAACAACAACAACAACAACAACAACAACAACAACAACAACAATAACGAAAAAAAACAGACACAGACATCACGGGCAGAGAAAGAGGCATTACATGGGCTGGGGGAACTACTGGTACAGGCATCTCAGAAAGCACGGGAAGATGCACTTGTAAAACAAGCACATAGAGATGCGCGGGTAGATGCAAATGCAAAACTGGCAGAGGCATACGCACTTGTAAAACAATCACAAGCAGAAACACAAGACACAGAGGCAAGATTGGCAGATGCATCTGCAAGACTGATTAATAGAAATAAGGCGCTTGCAGATGCAAGACTGACACATGCATCACAGAAAGCAGAGGCAGACGCACTTGTAAAACAAGCACTGATAGATGCGCGGGCAGATGCATATACACAAGCACAGGTAGATGCAGAGGCACGAGTATCACAGGTAGATAAAGATGCAAGGGCAAGACTGGTAGAGGCGCTTGAAGAAGCAAGACTGGCACAGGCAGATGCAGAGGCACGAGTATCACAGGTAGATAAAGATGCAGAGGCACGAGTATCACAGGTAGATAAAGATGCAAGGGCAAGACTGGCAGAGGCGCTTGAAGAAGCAAGACTGGCACAGGCATCACAGAAAGCAGAGGCAGACGCACTTGTAACACAAGCACAGGTAGATGCAGAGGCACGAGTATCACAGGTAGATAAAGATGCAGAGGCACGAGTATCACAGGTAGATAAAGATGCAAGGGCAAGACTGGCAGAGGCGCTTGAAGAAGCAAGACTGGCACAGGCATCACAG